ATCATATTCGTAGCTGTAGCCAGCATCTTTACAATACTTGCGTATGTATCGTTCAAGACCAAGATAGATTTGTTTAGTCTTTAGGCTGAGCAGTCTAGTCTTACCATCCCAATGTTTGTTGCGAAAGGCAGGGCTGAACTGATGTCCAGGAGATTCAAACGTAAAGAAGTCAGCAAGTTCTTGAGTAATTCCATCGTCGGCAATTACTTTGACGTAGATGTTATTGAGTTTTTCAACTCTAACATCACACATTAATGCTGACCCTGAATGAACTTCTCCCAGCCGATGAACTCTTTTAGTTGCCATGTACGATTGTTGAGTTCTTTCATCACGTTGACGCAAAAGTTGGCTGCTTCTTCGTGATAGGCTTTCTTGGTTTTGAGTTTGATTAGATCATCATCACCGTCAATGTATACACTGATATCAGACTTGAGCGTAAAACGGAACGGTTCCCAGCCAAGTTTATCGAGGTCGTCTTGATCGAGTTTGCCTGAATAATAAAGCCACTTGAGTTTCTTGACACGATCATACTCAAGAATAGCACGTTTGGTTGCTAGATTATGCAACGCCATATACTTGTTGAACTGATTGTGGAGGAGAGGAATGCGAGTAATCTCTTTTCCTGGCTCTGTCTGATCAATCACAGAGTCTTTTTCCCACTGTGAAATTAGGTTTTCTAACGATGGTGCTTGTAACTTCATAAATTGTACATAGTTAAAGAGTCAACAAGTATTATACCTAATTCGCATGTAAAAGTAAAGTAAGCAATTTTTCCGCAATACTTTACTTTCGATCAACAAAGAGCTATACTGAGTATGTCGGCGGTTAAGTGATACTCAATAGTAATTTAGATTCTTTCATAATCATAATAAGTAAATCTAAAAGTAGCATCTGCTGTTACAATATTTTCAGCCGTATCCCCTGTGCTAAAGACTATCGTCGAAAGACTTGTAGGGAATACTTCGTACAACTTAATTCTAAAGTTGACATTGTTTTTATTGGTATATATCGACATCGATGCATCAGAATACTGAGGCTTAGATCCAATTGATCTTCTCATGCTTGCGCCGCTCGATTGCTTGGCAAGATCAACGTATTCTTTGAAGTCTGTAGGGAATGTTATCCCTCTAATCCAATCATGGATCTCTGTCCATGAGCGCAGGTCTTCATCAACTAAAAACGTCAGGTTGAACGTATCATATACCAGCTTTTCACCTGGAACATACAGATCAACAAATGGTGTAGGAATCGGTATTTCCGTCAAAGATAAACCAGGAAGATTAGCTGACTGACAAAAGTATGTCAGCCCTTGTAGACGTTCAAACGTCACTCTAAACTTAGTTGATTGTAGCAAATCGAAATTAACAGGATTGCGATTTAATGCTGTCATTGAATAGCCCTCTGGATCATCAACTATTTAGGTAATAAAAAAGGGGGACTTTTTCAAGTCCCCCTCAAGGTTGCCTTTTATGGCAATCTTATTATCCAACCGTATTACTGGTTGATGTTTAGTACCTGGAACTTACGATAGTACACGTTAGTGTTTGTCGTTAGAGCACCAGCCAGATTTCCACCTGAAGTACCGTCGGCGAAAGGATTTGCGACCATGCCGTAGCGGGTCTTGAATCCAACCTTTGGTTGGTAGTTGTCTGGGTCGATAGCACGAACCATCTGTAGAGGAACGTATGGGCAGTAGAAGAGACCAGCGTCATAAGGCGATGTTCCCTTGTAACCAACCACAACATAGTCTGTGTTAGATACCGAGTAAGGATCAACATAGACCTTGATGCGTCCGAACAGAGTACCAGCAAAGGTATTGCCTGTGTCGTCAACAGTTAGGTTCATGTTGTTGGCAAGTGCCGAGTTGTAGTCAAGAAGACCTGACATTGCAAGAGCTGATCCAACGTCTGACGAGACGATTAGGATGTTACCCTTACCACGACGAGTGTCCTTGGCAATCTTGTTGCTTGCGCGTTCGATTGCGAACAATAGGCTCTTGTACTTTTCTACCTGCCAGCGACCAGACGTATCTGTATTGCTTGATAGGTTGAAGGTAGCTGTTGCTTCGCTGATGATACCAACGTTGGCAGTTGCGTAGACCGTACGAACAACTTCACGATTGATTTCTGCAAGGATTTCAGTCGAAAGGATGTTTGATAGTTCTGTTTCAGCATCTAGACCATGAATAGCCTTAAGATCCTGAGCAAGTTCCATCGTGTACGAGGCTTGTAGACCGCGAGTCTTAGCAGTAACAGAAACGCGCTCAATTGAGAACGCCATGTTTGCCATGCCAAGAGTTTCGCCAACCGAAGTAACAATGGCATTACCAGTGTTACCCATGTTGAACGCAGCGACGTTAGCCGAAAGAGTACCTGCTACGTTTGAAATATTAGCAGTACCACCAGAGTATACAGTGTTAGCTTCGTTTGTGAACGCTTCTGTACCACCTGGTGTACCATACTTGCTGCGCATTGCAAAGATCAGTCCAGTAGGACCAGTCATTGGCTGCACGCCGCAGATATCATAAGCCATTAGGTTTGGAAGTGCACGACGAACCAGTCCGATTAGGATTGGATCAAAGCCAGCCATTGTAGCCGAACCCTGAGCCGACGTTACTGAGCCAGGAGCACCAGCAATGTTAACAGGGGTTGCTTCGAATAGGCGTCCGTAATTGGATGCTTCTTCTGCGAAGGCACGCTCTTGGTTCTCCAGAACGAGTGCAGTTACTGCACGCTTGTAAGGATCAGTGATCTTTGGGAGTTCTGGGTGATCAAGAACAGGAGCCCACTTTGTTGCATGTGTTTCGTTAAGATACATTTTTAAATTCTCCGTAATTCTTTTAAACTATCACTTAGGTAGTGATTTTGTGATTGATCGAACATAATTTTCCATAATACCGGATACTTGTGCTACTTCAGGCTGATCTGCTGACGTCTCTTGGATTGCCCTTACCTCACTCACGATTTTCTTGGATGGGAAGTAGTTCTCGCGAATAGTTGCGAGCTTATTATCAAAATCACCTTCTGTGGTGAACTCCACGCCCTCTGCGAGCGATTTCAATTTTGCGATTTGCGTTTCGGTTAGACCTTGGCAAGCCTTACGAATTGCTTCATTCTTCTTTGACTCGTTGAGTTCTGCGCGAACAGCATCGAATTCTACCTTGGCAGCTTCGAACGACTCTTCAAGTTCTACGACTCTGACAGCTAGTTCTTCAGCAACGTCTAGCTTTTCGTCAGGGATTTCAATATAGTGTTCTGTGAATAGAGTCTTTAGACCGCTGATGAACTCTTCTGAAAGTTCAGCACGTAGACCTGTTTCAACAGCAACCTGATTGTCGGTCATCCACTCTTCAACAACATAGTTGAGATAGGTATCGACTTGTTCTGATAGTTCGGTCTTGAGCGATGAGTATGCTTCTTCAAGAACGGTGTCATTGTCAGCAAGAACGTCTTCGACGATTCTTTCAACACGAGCCTGTACAGCTGATTCAAAAATCAGTGTAGCCTTGACGCGGAAGTCTTCAGATAGCGATTCGCCGTTGAACAGCGCATCAACATCTTCCTTCATGCTTCCCTTGTGCTTGCGAACCATTTCCTTCATCATTTCTTTCTTAGCAGCAAGAATGTCTTCTTCAGACAGAGTATCTTCTTCTTCTTCAGAGATAACATACTCATCTTCTGCATGCTCAACTGAGTCGCCGAAACCTGAAGTGGTCGCTTTCTTTAGAGCAGGTGGCGCTGGGCTCTTTGCAGATGGGTTTTCCTGCACGTCATCTCTTCCACCTGGAACTGGTGACTTTTTCGTCGCCTTAAAAATTTTATGTCCGATGCTCTCGTCTGGATCATTCTCACCAGCGCCTTCGCCTGAACCTGAATAATCATCGGTTGGTGTTGCGCCGCCCAGATCATTTACTGGTTCGCCGTTTGGTTGCATTGGATCCTGCTTTCTAGCATTTAGAGAAGCCTTTAGGATTTCTGCAGCGGATTCTGATAATGTCTTAGCCATTTGTTCTAACTCCTGAAGAAGTAATATTATTTATAAAAATTAAAGTTTTGACAAGAAGTTCTCAAAGATCTTCAATGAGACTTCGTCAATCTGTTTTGCCTTTGCGGTTTTGATTTCGTTATAATATGTGTTGACGTCAAATTCTTTGACAACACCATTATCCCAAACCCATTCCTTTCCTTCCATAATACCTTGTACAAAGGCACCAGGAGCAGAAGGATCCGCTACAATATCAGCCGCTGTGGCTAGATAATAGTCGTCTTGCACCATGTTGACACCGCCCACTTCTTTAAGTGAACCCATGCCACGTGATGATACACCTAGAGTTGCGCCACCTTCCATAAGGCTCTTTGCGATTTTACCCATAGGTGTTTCAAGAATCTTTGCTTTACCAATCCAGTTCTTGCCTTCTTGGCGTAGATTGGTAATTAAATGTGATACACGATCTAGATTGATCGTTGGAGAATCAGGATGCCCTAGTTCACCGAAAGCACGGTTCTTCTCTACATATTCTCTCATGTAGCGACCAACTTCTTTCGAGAGGATCTTATTCTCATAAATGCGATTGTTACGATTAGGCGTGTCGGCAACAAGGAATGGACCCTCGATGAATAGCGACTTGACGCCATTCTTTTCTTCGGTCATGTATCTGACTTGCTCGACTGTTTCTCTAATTAGTTTCATTTTTATAATCCTAATGATGCTCTTTTTCTTAATGAACGTGATCTTTTAATCAGCGTACGAGCCATCTTGGCTTTACGCTTGACCTTTGCTTTTCTGGCAGCTCTTTTACGATGCATTCTTTCTGATGCTTTCATCTTAATCAATCGTCCACCGCGAATAGTGTATCCAGCCACGTTGGACACTTTCTTTCTGCGCTGAACTTTACCACCACGAATGCGTGCTCTTACAATCTTTACACGAGCCTCATTCAACTCAACAGCCACATGAGCCTTGAGAAGTTCTAACTTCTCGGCATAGATGTCATGAATTTTTTGTTTTAGCTCGTCGATCATTTCTTAGCCTGTTTAAAAGCAAACGCAGCTACTTTAGCTAAATGGTCTGGGCTTTGCTTTACCATTTTCGCAATCTTAATTTTGTTCTGATCATTGACTGCTTTATGCAGCTGATGAATAGCACTAGCCGTGAATCCATCAACAAAAGCCGAAGATCCATCAGCAAATTTAAGATTTTTTGCTTGCTTGGTCTTTACGATGTTAGCAATATGATCGATGTTCTCAATAATAGTTTCTTCAGCCTGAATTCCAACTAGATCCTCTGCGCCAGAAGAATTATATGGAACGGTGAATGAGATTCCTAGCGCATCATTAGTATACAGTGCTACACGCTTGCCATCAGGAAAGGCTCTAATACCTTTGCGCTTTAGTACAAGCATCATAGGTGGATTAGAGTCGATCGATTCTGATAGATAATCGTCGCGTGTTAAATCGTATCCAGACATAATGTTGCGACGAGCAGCAGAGTATGCCTGCTGAGAACCAGTAGCAGCGGCGGCTGTTGCCTGATAGTAGCGCGAGATAATATCACGCTGACCACGAGACAACTTGCCGATGTCACCTTTCTGAGCATGAGCTCTCATTGCCATTTTAAGTGCAGGAAGCTCACTGGCTTTCATCGCACCAGCGCGAACCAACCCAGCAATTCTAGCGGCTTGATTAGGCTGCTTCGTCTGCGTCTGTTGAGTCGTCGTCTGATTCGTCGTTGTTTGACTCATCGTCTCCGTCAACTTCTGCTTCATATTCTGGAATTTCATCGTCTGCTTCTTCTGGTGTTAGTAAATTAGATGCGATCTCGACTTTCTTAATCTCAAGAGCATCACTTACTTTAGGCGCGATTGCTGCGTTAAAAGCATTCATAAATGCTTCTTGATCATTAGCAATAGCCGCATCTACAATATTAAACGAGTCCATGATTATCTCCAATTATCTTTATTTAGCTAATTCAGATTTGAATGCTTGATTAATGTCAGTAGGCTGAGCAGTAGCACCCGAAGTTGTCACTTGAGTTGCCTCTGGTTCTTGCGCAGTTTCTTCTTCAATCTGACCATCCATTTCTTCAACATCTTCTTCATTAAGATGAAGAACATTCTTTTTAATCCAAGCCTTCGAGAAATATGTGCCGACATAAGGATCGATCAACTGCATAATCTGCAGTCTGCCTTGCATCAACTCAGTATCCTTGAGTTCAGAGAAATTATTATCCTTTAAGAAGTCATAATGGATCTTCTCTTTCATTTCATCCCATTCGTCGACAGAGCAGATGCCCTTTAATGCTAGCTGACGCTTCATTAACTCGTCGAATATCAATGAAAACTTATCGCGTAGACGCTCAATGAATTTCATAAACTTTAGTTCGTCACGCGTGATTTCTGTAGCACGTCCAAGTGAAAAGGTCTGACCAGCCTCTAGTCTTGATGAAGGCACATTAAGTGACTTGTATAGCTTGCCTTCAAAATACTTGACGTCAGCCATCTCACCGAGATTCTGCCCAGCAGGAAGAGTGGTGATCTCAGTTGACTTGCCTTCTCCGCGACGTGGAATCCAGAAGTCTTCCATCATTGACATAAACTTACGATCGTCTTGAACCGCACCAGTAGTGCTGTCATAGACAACCTTGTTGCGGAACTTGGTCATAATATCGCGCAGATACTGCTCAGCCTTCATCTTAGGCATGTTACCAACGTCAATGTAGAACACACGACGTTCTGGCGCACGACTGATACGATAGATAACAATAGCATCTTCCATCATTCACAGCTGGTTTAAAGGCTTGATTGCCTTATGAAGATGAGAAAGAACAAGTGCTTTTCTTGCGTCTAGCAGACCAGAGTTGATATTCACAATGGCGTCTGGTGCAATCTTTACACCAGTATCTGTTGGCGAAGTCACAATCGATTGACCCTGGACAGTTGCCTTTTCATTGTACACATAGAACTCTTGCGTTCCCTGTACAAACTCAACACCTGTTCGTTGATCTTTCTTCTTGATGACTGAACGAACCTTCTTGATCTTTCTTGGATCAAGATAGACTAATTCTCTGATGCCTAGCTTTGGTTGCTTCTCGTCGATTAGAACCTGATAGAACAATCTTCCATCCACATACCAGCGACGGAAGACGTCTTGCCCATCGTTCGAAAAGTTTAGCAGACGTAGAACGTTCCCAAACTCTTCGCGGATCATGTTCTTGATGTTTTCTGGCTGTTCCAGGTCATCAAGAATTAGTGTGACAGATTTACCTGCAACATCATGAACGATAGATTCATTGATAATATCATCAATGGCTGTTTCTAGTTCAGGCTGCATCGCCATCTCTCGGTATCGAGTGATGAGATCATTTTCGTTTTTAAAATTTGATTCGAGATCGAGGTAAGTTCCAAAGTAACCGCCAGCCGTCACATTAATTGCACCGTCATCTTCTGCGGGTGCAGTAACTGGACGCTGGACAGTATCTTCAGCTTTCTTAGCTCGAACAATCTCGAAGCCAAATAGATTAATATTAGCCATGCGTTAACTCCATAATAAAAACAAATTCAATTAAAAT